TCGGTTCTGTTCAGCAGTAAGGGGCCTCGCACCAGTACTGACGATCATCTCGTTGATGATGTCCAGTCTTGTGTACATGGTTGGTCTCCCTGTGCATACTAGTGAACAAAAAAAAAAGGCCCCCCCCACCACCTGTGAAGGCAGTAGAGGGGCTAGTTGTCAGGTCAGTTGACCTTACGGGTTGTTGTTGCCATCCAGCGAGAACACCGCACCAGTCTGGTCAGGGCGGCGTGGTGCCGCGCCGAAGGCCAGATAGCTGTCGATGAACCACGACAGTCGCAGGTCATTGTAGTGGACGTTGCTCGTGAGAGGGATCGTCTCGCCACCGAGGATCGAGTTCGGGTGCATGACGAGGCCAGTCACCGAGGTCTCGATGCCGGAAGGCACGTACTCGGAACCGTCCGACAGGATCGACAGGTCGATGTTCGTGTCGGCCAGACGAGCGGTCGAGACGATTGGAACACCCATCAGCGTCTTGATGGTGCCGTCAGCGAAGTCGCCGTTGTCACGGGAGAAGTCACGGTCGATCAGCTTGTCGTTGTTCATCAGAACAGCGTGCTGTCGAGGACGCACGAACAGCGCGGTCTCGTCGGTATCGACATCGTTCTCCTGCATATCCACGATGACTGCCTCGAATGCAGCGTACAGGGCGGTCGGGTCCAGTTCGTCACCGGCACCGGCCAGTTCGACATGCTTGCCCGACTTGAAGGCGTCACCGAGGTCACGGCCTTGGTTGCCCTTGATAGCCGCGTCAGCAACACCGGCAGTCACGTTGGAAAGCGCAGACTTGACACCCATGCTCAGGAGAGCGGCGTCGAAGAACTTGGCGATGGTCTTGCCGTGGTCCATGCCGATCTCGCGCCGTGCGGAGAAGTCGGTCTGGAACTCGTTCAGCAGTGCGCGGCTGTCACGAGCAAGGATGATCGTGTCAACAGTCACCTGCGCACGGTCGAAGTTGCGCGGCGTGCTGGACATCTCCTGACCCGCAGCAGCATCGTTGATGCCCTGAAGGGTGCTGTCGCCCATCCGGCGAACGGTCTTGGTGTCAGTGCCACGGATGGAGTGCATCTCGGCGAACTGGCGCATGATCGAACGCTTGGCGATCTGTGCGTCAACAATACCACCGTACTGTTCGATCATGTCTCCACGGTCGAAGTCGCTCAGGTGGGTGTTGTCGTCTGGAAGGGAAGATTGAGTGGGCATAGTAGCCTCCTATGATGTGATTGTCCTCGGGGTTGATACCCCTGCTTACGGGAGACCCGGTTGGGCCTCCCTTTGTATTGGATCAGATACCGGCTTTGATGCCAGCTTTGCGCTGCGCCTTCAGTGCCGCGAACTCTGCGGAAGTACCGCGACGGCGATGCAGCTTGTCGAGTTCGTTACCGTAGTCACGGCGGGACATAGGCTCAACTGCCTTACTCGATTTGCCATCCGGCTGCACCTGTTTCGTACCGGCCTGAAGCGCGGTGTTCTTGGGATCGTCATTGTACCGTGCGACGATCTCCCCGACAGCGAACTTGGCCTGACGCCCGCCCTTATCTAGCATGTTGCGTAGTTCGTCCAGTTCGTCACCGGGCAAAGCCTTCGCGGCCCAAGCCGACGCCTTCTTCCAGTTCTCTTTGCCACCAGCCGTGTCGTTAGCCACCTTGGTCACTTCAGCGATCTTGGCGTTGTTCTTTCCGGTCACGTTCTCGATGCCAGCCATGATGAGCGTGGCTTTTGCCTTGCCCACCTTTTCGACCAGTGCATCGCGGTCCACCTTCGTCGGGTCTCCCGACTCCACTGCATCCCAGAGAAGCGCCTTGGCTTCCTCGGTTGATACACCGGAGTTCTGAAGGGTCTGAAGGACCGAGTTTCCGACTTCATCGCCGGTGTCACCCCAGACTGACGTGTCGAGGTCTTTGTTGTCGTCCTCGTCATCGTCGCCTTCGCCGCCGTCCTTGTCACCGTCCTCGGCTGCGGTAGCTTCAGCATCATCCTTTTCTTTGGCGGCTTTCTCTGCGGCTTCCTTGGCTTCCTTCGCTGCCTTCCGGTCTGCGTTGGACGGCGGTGGGCCATCCTGTGCAGTAGGGTCGGCACCATCGGTCGGTGCGTTCTCGATTGCCGGATGGTCGTCGTCGTTGACCTGCTGGGCTCCGGGTGCGGCGTTGCCGCCTGCAGGTGTCACGTTTTCAAGATCAGACATAGTCTCTCCTTATCGTCCTGATGCGGCTTTGGACGCTACTGCGACTTCGCCTTGTTTCTCCATCAGGCGTTCCTCTTGGGCCATCTTGGCCTGTTGGTTCGCCTGCATTTCATCCTGAGTGAACAGGAAGTCCTCGGCATCCACACCGCGATTGCGGAAGATGAACGCTGCGAACTTGAGCGGGTTGAACGCCTCCCTGATTTCCTGCGGCACTGCGTCGAGCATCTGAAGGTCCGCAATGGCGATCCTCAGTGCATCCAGCTTACCTTCTCGGGATAGGCTCTCAAGCCCGGTCACAACCGTGGTCTCGAATACCTCATCTCCCGAAGGCAGGTAGGTCTGGAAGTCGATCTGGCTCAGGAGGTACTCAGCTTCCTTGCGCTGCCAGTCCAGAGCGAGGCGGGAGTATAGCCCACCGAATGCGCTCTCGATCTCACGAGCGAAGAACCTGATTTCCTCTGCCGTCACACGCTCGGCGTCACGGACGCCTGCACTCGACAGTAGGAACGCTTGTGCGAGTTCCCGTTCCAGCTTGGCGATTGCCTCACCAATGAACTGGACTTCGACTGCGAACTTGTACTGTGGAACGCTGATGTCGCCTTCCTTGCCCGGCACGTACTCGCCGCGCTTGGCGTTGTTCCAAGCATCCACGTCGAAGCTGGACATATCGTTCACGAGGAACTTGATGTCTGCGGCCACACCGATCAGGTCGATCATGGCTTCCGTCATCACGTCGATGTTGTGGAAGCTGACGCTGTAGTCCTCGACCAGTCCGCGACCGTAGTGATCGCCTCGTCCGAGGTTCCATGCAAGCACAAGGCACGGGAAGTCCGCTTCCTTGTAGCTGGTCTTGGCTTCCTCGATCTCGACTTCATCCACAGCCTGCCGCATGTGCCACTTGCCTCCTTCCCACCAGTAGTAGGTGTAGAGTTCGACATTTGTGTCATACTTGAAGGACTTGCCCTTCTTCTTGGTTGCGGCCTCGATCTGGTTCTGCATGTCCCCATCGAGCATACCGAACTGCTTGCAGTCCCGCAGCATCACTTCGCGCACCCGGCCACCGATCTCTCGGCCAACCGCATAGTCGCGAATGGAGTACACCACCCGGTCGCCGTTTGGCATCCGGTAGATGAGTGCGTTACCAGTCACGATCTGAAGCGACACAGCGTTCACCGCAACTGGGCGGTAGCTTGTGAGGTTCAGTTCGCGCATCGATGCGTTCTCAGCTTCGATCAGTCCTTCGTCCAGTGCTTCCTTTTCCTCGGGCTCTGCTTCAGCGAAGAACTTCCGCTTGGCTTCCGGGGTCAGTGTCACTGCGAAGAACGGCTTGTCGTTAGGGAACATCGTATCAACGATCCGGTGAGACAGATGGTTCACCAGTCGCGCTCCGATGGCGACGTTCCCCTTCTCGCTTTCCTCGGGATTGTCAGTGCGTGCATTGTCGTCAGTCGGGAAGATCGACGGGACCGTCCAGCGAGCGTATTGCTCACAGCGTTCCAGTAGATCGCCCTTCTTGCCGTCAAGCGCCATCCAATGCCCGGCGAGGTTGGTTCCTTCGGGGATCACAGGCCGACACTCGCGGACGGACGCTTACCGCGCCTCATCGTTCCGCCTACGCCGTTCCCGGTATCGCCCAGACCGCCTACGCGGGCACCTACGGCACCGTCTCGGCTTGTCGCGCCACCACCACCTGCTGCACCCGATGCGGGCGTCACGGTGGCGTCACCGCGTCCGAGGTTGATGTCTGCTCCTGCGTCATCACGGGCCGCGTCCAGACTAGCCTGCTCACGCGCGACCTCCTTGGCCTCTTGTTCCTGCTTTTCGATCCGTTCGGCCTGCTTCTTCGCGGCCTTCTTCTGTTCGTTCACAGAATACACGGTTGCCGCAGCACCGACGACCGCCGCGCCGACGATAGCGGCAGTTGTTAATACTGCCATAGCATGTCTCCTTAAAGTATGAGCCGATGGCTCGTTTCGATGGGTTTGTATCCCCGCCGTTCGAGCAGACGGTCAACACCGGAGTTCACTGCGAGGGTCGTCATGCGAACTTCATCACAGCCGATTTCCATTGCACGCTTCTCGAACGCATCGAGCAAACGTACCCCGTCACGGCCTTCAGAGTACCACGCAGTCTCGACAAGGACAGTCCAGTCCCAGCGAGGGTCTTGATGGATAACTCCGACGATGCCGCCGCTGTCTGTAACGAGGCAGACGCCACTCTCATGTTCGATCATGGCCTCAAGATACTTGAACAGCCCGATACGATTTAGCGGGATGCCATAGTACCTGTCGTTGAAGGCGTAGGCTTTCTCCATGAGGAAGTCGATGTCCTCAATGCAGGCTTCACGCACCTTTGTCACGGCGTAACTCCCTTATCATGCGAACAGACGGTGACTGCTTGAACTCGTCGCCCAAGGTCGATGCCAGTATCTTCAGGATGTCAGCCTTGGCTCGTTCATACCCGATGTGATACTGGCCCGAAGTCTGGTCCAGTTCTGATGGTTCAAGTGCAGCAAGCATCTGTATCATAACTTTACGATCCAGAAGTGCCTTACCTGTTATTGAAGTCAGGTCAGCCATATAGTCTCTCTCCTTCTATATAAGTACCATATAGATATACTGTTTATAGTATATGTGTATAATACCTAGATATAATAAATATATATAATAACTAGATATAATAACTAGATATAATAACTGAATAACCATGAGGGCATGGGATAGACAGATACTCAATCAGAGGCATTCGAGTAGGCATGACTGAGTATCTGAGACCATTAGCGGGAGAGAACGCCTCTTGTCCTATAGGTAGGGGTAATAATTACCCGAAGAAAAACAAGGACTTAGAGACATTCTCAAGATCGAGATTTCCCTTCTCTGGGAGATCAGGAAGTTCAACTCCTGTGCGTTCCTCCTGCTGTCGCTTGAACTCCGCGAGTACATCCGTCTCTCCGTGCAGCTTTATGAACTGCTCTCGGATTATACCGTGCCATTGGTTGATGTGACAGGCGTGAACCCCGAAGTCATCGTGGATCATGGCGAAGTGAGTGAGGCCCTGTCGGGCACCCTCTGCAACGACCATGTGCATATGCGCTGCGTCAACAGAGTGCACAAGGTTCGGGCTGCTACCGCTTGCCGCCTTGTACGTGTTCACGCCGGGCAACTCTTGCCGAACCTTCAGTTGAACTCGACCGCCGATCTGCGCTTCGATAGTCTTGGTGTCCGCGTTGGGTGCGAACTGAACCATCGGGAAGCCTACCGGGGTAGTGTAGATCAGTGGTTCGTCATGCTTGGCCAGAATGCGTGCGCACCGCTGTATCCAGTCCATAGCCGCTCGGGCTGCAATGACGACCTTGCCTATCGCTTTCCACAACAGCTTGGCAAGCCACATGCTGTGCTTGAACCCTGTACTGTCTGGGAAGAACTCCTTCGCGTTCTCAAGCACCCAAGCGTGCACCGACTTCGTGCAGGTCTGAAGCGTCGAGCCATAGGGCAGGGTCATCACCGGCTTCTTGGTCAGCTTGCGTCCCATGCCTTTGTCACCGAACAAGGTCATCCAGTTCGATGCGAATGCGTACCCATCGTGGTCGGGCTTGGTCAGGATGTCCCGCAGTTCTGCTGTGGCGACATCAGCCACGTCTTGATAGATGTCGGAGGGTCTGTCAGTTGGCACAAGATTGACGGATCGTCCTCCCACCGGATCGCGAAGCATTGCGCTGAAATGCTGTAGTCCGTTACATGATCCATCAAGAGCGATTGGTAACTTGGACTTAAACTGTGCAGGGTTTCCTTCGTCACAAGCACGGCTAAACTCCGCGCACCACGCAAGAAACTGGAAAGGCTTGTCTGCGTCTTTCCAGACATCAACGTGTGAAAGTGGGTCACGTCCTGCTGCACAAAAGGCGTCCCGGTTACTGTCAACCCAAAGAACGCGCTCGTCGTAGTGCCCTTTATCATTTCCATACTTGTTTGCTCCGTGAACGCGGAACCAGTACCAGCCCCGGTCTCCCAGTGGCTCGGCTGTCCCGAAGTGAAGCAGGGCTTTGGCAACGTCGCTACCCTGCGGGGATACACCTACTGATGTGCTGTAGGTGCGGCTGCGGAAGTCAAGCTGATACACGAACCAGAGCAGTTCCAGATGATCCATTCGGCTGGCCATCCGCATCGAGCGGACTACGCCAATGACTGCGGCCTTACGGTCGCTCTCCATGCCGTGCAGAGTGCGTGCTTCCTCTTTCCAGTCAAGGAACGCCTGCCGCGCTTCTCCGTGCAGATCGCCCGGTTTCTTGTCCTCGGGGATCGGTGCGGGCGGGATCACATACGGCTGGCTCCGGGGCATCCCGACTTCCAGACCGCGCTCCCAGACCTCCCGCACAACGGCTAGGATGTCCTTGTTGACTGCCCAGCCTGTGCGCTGCATGGCGTTCACACTGGCTAGAACATCTGGCATCACAACGCTGTCTAGCAAAGGAGACTGCGTGTCCCTCTGCTGCCCGGCCCTCGTCTTGACCAGTGGTGTCTTGCCGCGCATCCGCTTGGTGTAGAACCCGCCTTCCTTCCAGTTGGCCCAGTCCTCTGGTTCGATCACACATGGCATCCGGTCGGGGAACATAACCTCCATGCTCTCGTCGTGTGCCGTGATCCAGTCGATGGCTTCCTGCGTGGGCTCGATGTACCATCCTCCACGCTT